ATGTCGAGCATGAAATTAGCATTATCGGCAATATCACCTATATATGTTACAATCCTAAAATTACTGTCTATCCTAACAAGCCCCGAATATACTTCTGTTGGTCTACCATTAGTTGCAGACCAATCTAATTCTACATTTTTAGTTACTTTTCCAGAAGCGTTTATTAAATCACAATTTGCATAACCTCCAGTGTATCTTGATTCCTGAAAACAATGGGGTATAAAATAATTAGTAGGTGTTTTGCTTCCTACAGGTTTTGTATATCCAGACATTAAATCTGTATTATTTGTTAATTCGTCGTGCAATTCATATATAAGACTTGTATCATAATCCCATACATAAACAGTCCTATTATTATCCTGAAAAAAATAACACCTGTCAAATTCTCCAGTTTCTGCTTGATGGTTTTCTGTGCATGATAAAAAAATTAAATTCCTATCATCTGTTAAATAGGTATAATTCGTGTTATGAAATTCGTATGTATCAGCGTCAAGATCAATTTCAACATAAACTAAAGAAGTATTAGTTAAATATGTAAGCTCAAATATTACATCATTATCCCAGTCAGTTATAACCGGCTGATCTTTTATAGCTTCCGAATCTGGGATAGTAAAACTTGAAATTAATTCACACGTTGATGTATAAAATTCTACAGTTTCAGCATCTGGGAAAACAATAATATCGGGTAATGTATCCCTGTTAAAATCCTGTATTAATGCAGGATAAACCGATTTTGATATTGAGCATTCAGAATAATTTAAGTCTTGGGTATTAAGGTCGTTATTCCCGTACATAAGAAATTCCCCCCCTCCTTTTGTTATCCATTCACCAACCCCGCCCAACGATCTACTCCATGATAAAGCAGAAACAGAAACAGACATTAAAGTAAATAATATACAAAATATTATAATAAAATTTATTTTATTTTTCATTTGTAATAAACCTCGTATATTGTTCCATCACCCGAACCATACCCTTCGGGGACAGTGACAACAATAGCTTTTTTTCCTGCTCGGATTTTGTCAAAAGCTACTTTTCTTGCCATTTTCGGGTCTGAATAAGTGTAAAATGTCCTATTGTAACGGTCTTTTATCCTGATATATGACTCATATTGTTTAGAATTAGCGTACATAATTCTACCAGGTGACGGACAATTACCAATAATCTTAGGTCTTACCCTTATTGATGGTTTTCTCATGATAATAATCTACCTATGAATTTACTTGTTTTCTTTAATAGTTTCTTTGATTTCTCACCGGCGACAACATCATAAACTTTTTTTCTTGTTGTATTATTATATATTTCTTGTTTTATTTTTCTGTTTTGTTCTTTTAGTTTTATTATCTGTAATTTCTCATTATTTATTTCGTTTATTATTGCTTGTTTTTTAGCTAGAATATCATTTTTTAATTTGCTTTTTGCTTTTTGTCCGGCTAATTTTTTATTTAATCTGTCGCTTTCATCACTAAGTTTTTTCATTTCTGCTTCACGTCTCCTTTCAAAATATTCTTCTTTTTTCTCGAGTGCCTTAATAGCCAGGTCGTGTAGTTTACCTTGCTGGTTCGGGTCAAAAGGTTTACAGTCATATTTATTTATTACTCCGTCTCCGTCACTGTCTCTATATGAAAAAGATGGTTTTGATTGTCCTGTATGCATTATCGGTTTTAGTCTTATTGATGGTTTTTTCATTTTATTTAAATAATATATTAAAATATATAAATATTTGGTAAATTTAGTATATCAATATACTTCAGATATAAGATTATTCCATTGTAAAGTGTTGTATTTTGGGAAATAGTCCTGTATATCATCTATGACATATTTTCTGAAATACGTTCTTAACCCGAAATCATGCCAATATTTAAAAGCATCAACAGATTTAAAACAATGCACGTATATTGAATGTTTGTCTGTTTTATATTTTCCGCCACATTTTGGACATGTTTCTTTTGGTTCGTTTGTTTCGTTGTTTTCGTTCCAGGAATAATTACATTTTAAGCATATTTTTACATAATAGCATTTAAAATATTTTATTAGCGTCGCCATATCTTTAGCTATAGGGTCAAGTCGTCTTTCTAACTGTGAAATAAGTATCAATTCACCAGTATCGCTTCCTTTTCCGCCCACGATTCTTCTTAATAAAGCCAAAAAATCACCCATGACAATATTTGCTTTACTCATTGCCCTTCTAGAGTTCATGACATTATGTGCTTCATCTATTATTACAGTTAAAGCATTATATTTTTTTCTTGCTTCTTTCCAGAATTCAACATTAAGCTTTAAATCATAAATAACTTGACCGTTCTTTTTTATTGATTTAACTTCTTTCTTAAAGATCATATCTTTTGTTATGATATGATTATTTTTTATACCTTTTGTTTCAATATTAGAGAAAATGTGCCTATCTGTGAACATCATTTCTTTTACAGAAACTGCGGTTTTTCCTCCACCAACATTACCTAAATATAATTTTATCATCTTAAACCTATTGTTTTTAGAATAATATAAATAAACAAACCAATCACACCAATTAAAAAATAAATCAGATAATTATTTTTATAGAATTTGTCGAATATATACATAAGATCGTCAGAACCTGGTATATTAAAACCGTTAATCTTCATTGTATATAATATTTGCATATTTCATAAATTATCTTGTCTTGTGAAATTGGCATATGATTTAATTCTGGATGATGTTGTCTATATAATTTAATACAATTTTTTAATAATTCTGATGTATTGTGTCTTATAGACAATTTTACATAAGTTTTACAGGTAATATTCATCATATTTACATTACTTTGTAATAAAGTATATATACTTTATTGTTATACAAAATATATAAAATTGCAATAAATAAAGAATTTATTGTATAAATATAATATAAATTGTGGAGGTAAAAAATAAAAATGGCATTTGATATTAAAGGTAAAATGGAAACTGTGCTTTTAGCATTAATCACACTAATAATCATATTTAATCTTATAGGCAACACTGCTGATGATGTATCAGACAGTATGACAGACGTGTGTGATTCAGGCTTTAAACTTGCTAATTTATTCAATCCAAACGGAATAATGGGAATTGTATATATGGCAGGCTTGCTTATTGCGGCTATATCACTAGCATTATCAATAGGCAAAGGAGTAAGATAATAATTTCTTACTCTTTTTTTATTTTTATTTTATAATAACATAATATGTTATGTTTCTTAATTTGTCATAGAAATCTATAGTATCTAAAGATTCAATAATAAATGGTTTTTCTATTTTAGATACTGCATGAATATATTTTATGTCTCCTGTTTTATATATTATACTGCAATTTTCCGGATTATTAAAGCTATATATCTGCTTTTCAATAAATGGGTGTCCTTTGAAATATACGTCTTTATCTGTATAATATTGATATATATGACCGTAACCCCAATCTGAAATAAGACATGATGTATTTTGTGTATTTGTATAATTTATAGCTTCTTGTAATGTAATATTATCAATAGTTGGTGAAAGAAAACCGGGTATTGTAATCAATATAGATACAATAAATAAAACCAGAAGTATAAGTCTGTTTTTCATATTAAGATAATTTGTTATTATTCCAACCAATAAAAAAATAGGTATTATCATAAAAATGTGTATTCTATACATTATGACAGTAAGTATTAATGTTAAAAATGATAGATATAAAATTTTCTTTTCTGGTATTGTTAAAAGATTTCTAATATAGAATGAAATAATCAATATGCATATAAAAAGATAAAATTCTGGCAAGATACCAATAATAAAAATCGGCATTGTTTGTTTTATTATAAACATCGTGGGTATAAGTTTTAAACATACATTTACAGAGATAGGAATTGACAGTATAAATATTATAATATAATACAATCTTCTTTTTCTATTAAATAATATTGCCAATATTACTGTAAGTAAAATCATGACAACAAAACCATCCCACACATAAAATACACATATTAAATTAAGTATAATACTTGATAAATATCTGTTTTCAAGAATTAGATATATTGAAGCAGTTATAATTAGAAGTGAGTATACGTTCTTATCTAAAAAAGCATATTTTGTATTCATATAAAAGAAAGCTGAAAATATAATTAACATTCCAGACATAGACCATTTATATTTAAATAAAATACACCAAACAATAATTATAATAACAAAAGAAACAAGAAATAAGATTAATACACTATAATAAACACCGAAATGTTTAACGGTGCATGATAAAGCGTCAATACAATAATCTTTTTTAGAAAACAAAGCGAAATAATAACTATCAATATTCTCAAGAAAAACCGCTTCTTTTTTTATATATGTAATTATCCTTAATAAAAAGGACATCATTATTGATAATATTAATATTATAATATAAAAATATTTATTGTTTATTTTATTTTCATGCATTTTATTTTTAATAATTTGTGTATAGATATATATTTATCACGTTCTTTTTTTATTTCTAAAATTCTTTTATATAATGAAAGCCCGTTGTCATCCATTTCACGAAATTTTTTATTGCATATTTTACATAGATATGTCTTTTTACCGATATATCTTAAGATATGATGATGTTTTTTATCCATGAGTATAAAAATAAAATTATATTACTCCAGAGTCTTTTATTAATAGTAATAATGAAACAACACTAACAATAAGTATTATTATTGAGAGAAGTTTAAGAAAATTAAAAACATTATCAAGGTCAGCACCTTTCATCATTTTTTGAATAAACTGGCTATTAATATAAGTCCCTAATGTTTTCGGATTAATCATTAATTCAATATCGTCGTATCCATCTTCACCATCTGTATTTTTTATTTTATTTAAATCGCATTTTATTTCTATAGGTATATTTACAGATTCATGATATATGAACATCAGCATTTTATTTTTAGGGTTATATCTGCCTTTGCTTTCGTCTATTATATACTCTCCTTTGTTATATGAAAATTTATCTACGGAAACACTAAGAAGCAATATTTCACTGTCCCCTGTATTGGTTAGCATTACCACAAGAATTTTTTTGGGGAAAATCCTGCTTAATAAAGATCGTTTAATCTTGACTTTTCTTTGTTTGGCGAACGACTTTGAAAGGTCTTTTATTACCTTTTCATCTTTTAGCCTGTTTATTATTTTTTCTCTTTTTTTATCTTCAATCTTTAATTTATACTCTTTCTCTTGTTGTTTCTTTAATTTATTTATTTTTCTATTTATGAAATAATTTTTTAACAT